TGCGTATTCAGTTCAGTGCCGGTGGAAGGGTCACTACAGACCTAAACATTCTCCATGGACCGCAGACTAGGCTAGAAGTTCGGGGAGTATCTGGTGGTCGCGTTAAGCGGACGATCGAGAACTGCCTATAGACGCCACACCTGATCTGCTGCGTTCATCGGCACCATGACGCCGCCGAAGAACTCGGCTCGATCACCACGACATATCCCAATAGCCCAACCACGACGTACGATATCGCCTCGTCGTGCCTGACGGTACGGGATCGTATCGCCGTGCACGGCGCTGATGACACCACCCATGTCCCGCACTGCCAAGCGCCGCATCATGGCGACCCAGTCACGCGGCCTGCGTGGCGACGGGCCGACGACTTCGCATATGTCAGCGCCGGTCGTAGCGAAGACATGAGCCCGCCACCGATCACCGCAGTGCTCGGCCCAGTCTGGATCGTTCAAAGCACCGCGTCCTGCCGAGCTTTTGCCCACAGGATCGGCACCTCAACCATCTTGGCGGCATATTGAAACACGACGTCGCCGGGATGACGGCGTTGTTGCCACCAATCAGTGAAGCGTTTGATCGCAGGTCTTCGTTGGTCGAGCATGCGGCTTTCACCGCCCGCACTAACCGTGATCGCCTCTCCAGCATCAGTGATGTCGTAGCTATCAAGACGACCGACCCAGATTTTCTTGAAGCCGACGACGTTGCGATAGGCGACATCTAGGGCGCCTACGTAGAGCTCATAAAGGCAACCCCGAACCGCCTGATCGGCGACGTCGTCTCGAAACTCAGAGGGAACCTGGTAGAGCGTTGCTTTCACGCCCGTAGCAGAACCATCCGTGCCCTCACCGACCGTATCGATCGAGGCAATACCGCCGATCGCGGTCCATTCGTTTCCCGCATATGCAATTGTCGCATTGCCTGTGACGGCATAGATCGGATCGGGAAGGTTGATGTGTACGCCCATGAACGGCCGAAGCTCAGACTTTTCGATTTCCGATTGCAGAGCGGGATCGAGATTTCGCAGTCCATTCATGCGAGCTTCTCCGTGAAGTCTAGTACGTATTCGGTCAGCTGTCCCACCTCTGTTTCGTTCTGCCCGGCATCCTCGCTAACGAGTTCAAAGCGGCCAGTGACCGGCCATTGGGCAATTGTGCCGCTCGCGATCGGCGTAGAGATATGCGGGCGAACGCCAATTATTGCAGCCCCCGACCCATCCGCCATTATCGAACCCGCGCCCAAGACAGTTCCGCCAGCGTCAATCGTACGGGAATGTGAGATTAGGTGAGGGCGGCCGTCGCCACCTACGTAATCTCCGAGGCCAAGCGCCACAGTCCCAGGTGCAAAGCCTCGAACGGTGATGTGCGTATCCCCGACATCGGCAGCGTCGAGAACCAATGACGAGCGGATAATCATTGGACGAAGCGGCATTGGCCGACGGAAGTCGTGGAATACAGCGACGTTGAGACCGCCCTCGAGATCAGCGATCAATGAATCTAGCCGAGGACCGAATCCACCCGGCTCATACAGGTGCGGCATACCGTCATAGCCGCCTCGAAACGTCAGGCGAGCGACCCACCTGGGCGCGGAAAGCCCGTACCTCTTCGTAGTCCGGGTGATTGGGCTTTCCGCTCCGCCTACATGCGGCTGGAGGTAGAATGCGACCTTGTACGGCACCAAGTCGGGAGGCCATGCGATATCAACCATTGCGGCGCTTCCTATCCATGAATTGGTCTAGAGCTGCCTGCCGCGCGGCGTCTGCAAAGCGAATGGCCTCTTGCTTGGTCGCGAGATCCATGGCTCCGGAGAAGTTGACGGTTTGGTGGAAGTTGTCGCCGCCAGCACCGGCATCGTTGCCGGGCTTCCGGATATCGACCATCTCGCCACGGCTGAGGCGCATCGACACCACATTGCGATCGATACCGGACATGCCACCCACCTTGAACGAACCGCCGGTGGCGAAGCCAGGAAGGGTGGTCGTATCGACAGCACTTATACCGCCACCTTCCCACCCGCTCATGTCCACGGGACCGATCGTACCGGCCCCGCCCTTGCCGAGCAGCCCACCGATCGCGCTGCCGACAGCGCCGAGCAGGCCACCGCCGCCCGACCCGCCCGATCCCGTCTTCGAGAACAGGTTCGCGATCAGATCGGCGAGGCTGTTCAGAGCCTCCTCCATCCCTTTGGCGATCCGGTTCTTGAACCAGTCCTTTGCGAAGCTCTTCAGATCGCCGTCGAGTGCTGCCTGGACACCGTCCTTGAACGTCGAGCGCCAGACGCCAGTCAGACGAGCCTTATCCTCCTCGTCGACCTCCATGGTGGCTTGCGCCTGCGCCGTAGCGGGGTCGACCAACTGAGCTTCGAGTTCGCGCGCGCGCTTGCGGATATCGATTAGGCGCTGGGCCTGCCGGATTTCCTCGTCGCTATCGCCACGCAACTGCGCGAGACGAACGGCGTGATCGGCCGCATCATCCTCGAACCATCGAGCGCGAACACGGGCGCGGGCGGCATCCGTCGACGCCTGATCAGCTTCGGCGAGCTTGGTCGCCTCGGCGAGATCATTCGTCTGTGCATAGTAGGCCGCGATCCGCTTCTTGAGTTCGGCCTGTCGAGACAGACTTTCCTCAAGTCCGGCGTTCTGATCGAGATGCGCGATGTCGAGTGCGACTTCGGCACGCTCGTCGGCAATCGCCTTAGCCGACTGAGCCGCGCGCGCTGCCGCGAGATCCTTCATGTCACGGGTAGCGGCGATCCGCGCCTGGTCGAGCGTCAGGCCGGTGCGCTGATACGCCTCGATCTGCTTCGACAGGTCGAGCTTGTCCTGTAGGATTTGCTCCGCCTCACGATCGCCGCGCAGACGCGCAGCTTCCAAATCGATCTGCGCGCGCAGCTGCTCGCGGTTCTCGGCATCGTACTTGGTGTCGCGACCCTTCTTTTCGTGCGACTTCTTGTCCTTGCCGGGCTTTTCAAAATCAACGGTCCGCTTCGGGCGAGGAACGTCGGGACTGGGTGCAAGCTTAGGAGGCGCGGGGTTATCGTTCGCCGCCTCGGGACCACCACCGAAGCCGAGGGTGTTCTTAAGCGCCTTGAACTTGTCGCCGATGTATTTGGCCGCGCCGCTGATCCACGTGAGCAGCCCACCGAACTTGTCGACGAGCCAACCTTTCACGCCCTCGTACACGCCCTTTGCGGCGGACACGACGTTCGGGAAGACGGTGGCGACATAGTCCACGGCCGTCTGCACAGCCCCGGACATCCACGTCAGGATCGAACCAAAGCCGTCGCTGAGCCACGCCTTCGCAGCCTCGTAGACGAGCCGGAGAGGACCCTCGATATCTGGCACCAATGCAACGGCCATGTCGACGATCGTACCGAACACGGCCTCGATCATGCTGCCGGCGGCTTCCCACGCGCCTGCGAAGTCCCCGCTGAGCAGCGCACTGATTAAGTCGACGAACCCTCGAACTACGTCGAGGAAGCCGCTGATCGCCTGCGCACCGGCATCGAGCACGCGCACGAGCAGTTCGCCGAACATCCCGAGCACGCCGCCCAGGACGGTGCCGATCACATCGGCAAGTTCCGTTATGACGCCGATCAGGAACGAGAAGGCGGAACCGACCGGCCCGCTCGACAGCGCGGCGAAGATCCCACCGACCTTCGACATGATCGCTTCCAGCGGAGGCCCTAACGTCAAGACGAGCTTGTCCCAGACCTGCCCCATGACGATCAGGATCTTGTCCTTGAACAGCAGGAAGGCGGAGATCGCCAGCCCGACCGGCCCGAGGAAAGCGAGGAAGCGGCCAGCGAGCATCGTGAGCACACGAACTAAGCCGGCCTCGCCGAGCATGCCGATGATCGTCGACACGGGCGAGATGATCAGCGCCAGCGCGCGGCCGACCATGCCGAAGCCCGAAACGAACTTGGCGAGCAGGAACGCGCCGATATGACCAAGGATCAGCGCGAGCGGTCCCAGCGCGGCCGAGAACGCCGCGAATGCCGCACCGACCTTAAGCACGGCAGGCGGTGCGTGTGCGATGCCCTCCAGCATGGACGCGAACATGTTCTTGATGTTCGTCATCACGTCGAGGATCCCGGTATCGCCGAGCGCGATCTTCACGCTTTCCCACGCATGCGAGATCCGCTCGCCAGCTGCGGCCGAACCCTCCATGCGCTTCGCGATCTTCGCCTCGACGTCCCCACCGGATACAGTCGCGGCGAACTTCTCGAAGCCAACACGCCCCTGTTCCATGAGGCCGATCGCCGTACGCGCAGCATCCGAACCGAAGATCGTCTTCAATGCGTCGGTCTTCGACACGTCGGAAAGGTCGCCAAGCTTGTCGCGCAGGATCTGCGCCTGCTCGGAAACGGGCTTCATCTTGCCCTGTGCGTCGAAAAACTCGATACCGAGCTTCTTCATGGCGAATTTGGCTTCGTCGCTGTTGCCGACAAGGCTCTGGATATACGTCTTGAACGATGTGCCTGCGTCCGACCCACTGCTAAATTGCGCACTGGTAGCGGCGATGGCCGTCGCGAAATCGGTGAAGCTGACACCGGCCGATGCGGCGACACCCCCACCCTGCGACGTGGCATCGGCGAAATCCTGAAACCCGAACTTGGATGCATCCATCGCGCCGACAGTCTGGCTGACGATCGCGGGCAGATCGGCCGCGGTTTTCTTGAACTGCCCTAGCACGTCGGTGACGAGGCCAGCGGCCGGCGCTACGTCGACCATGCCAGCGGTCGCCAGATCGAGCGTGGCCTTCAGGCCACCGCCGAGGATCTCGGACGTCGACAGGCCGGCAAGCCCGAGCTCCTCGATGCCACTGGCGGCTTCGGTCGCACCCTTGCCGACAGCCGGCCCGAGGTTGCGCGCCTGGTCGGACAGTTCCTTCAGCTGCTTACCGGTAACGTTGTCGAGCGCCGCCTCCACGCGCTTCATCTGGCCCTCGAACGTGCCCGCGCCCTTGTCGATCGTCTTGACCATGGCGAGGAACGGCACGGTGATGCCGAGCGTCACGCCAGCACCGACACGCTTCAGACGCGTTTCGACCGCTTCGAACGCCTCGACAAGTTTGCCGAGGACGCCTTCGACGCCCTTGGCCTTGCTATCGAATTCCGAGGTGTCCGCACCGAATACGACTCGGGCTGCGCCGACGACTGCACTACTCACCGGCTACCTCCGTAATTGTGGCACCGGAGCGGCCCGCCCAGGCCGCCGCGGCATTGTACATGTCCTGCCAGTCCATCCGCTTCGCCTTGGGCTTCTTGGGCGTGAGGAGGCCGGACAGGGGCGGGGCCTTCTTGACTCGTGTCAGCATGGCGGTGAGCCATGCCTGTTCGGTCATCCGGTCCCGTTCGGTTGTGATCGCCTGCGCGCGGGCAGCGACTGCCGCCTCAAGGAGGCGGGGCGTCTGGTGCCAGAAGGCATCTGGGTCGAAACCGAGTTCAACCCAGATGCCTAGGGCCTTCCCGTAGTCCCACGGGGTTTCTTCGGCGCCGGCTTTCCCGGCGCCGCCCGAGGGTCCGCGCCCGGCTTCGCCACCTCCGGGAAGGATGCCTGCAACGCCTCCGCCAGCAGTTCGGCAGCCTTCGTCGGACCGATGTCACCGATCAGCCGCCCGGCCTCTAGATCGGTCATCTCGCCATGCTTGGCGGCGAGACCGATCCGGAACACGGAACGGATCGTCGGCGCGCTGCCCGCGAGCTTCGCGCCGATCTCGTCGATGCCGATGCCGAGATCGGTGTCGATCTCGCACAGCGCGTTGAAGTCCATGACGAGCGTGAAGTTGCTGCCGCACGCATTGAAGGCGACTTCGCCCTTGAGCTTGTTCGCCATGGTCAGGCAGCTGGCGTCATCACGGGCTTGCCCGAGATCTTGAATGTGGCGCTGCCGGTCATCTTGTCGTCCATCGGCGCGGCGCGCCCGTGCGCGGTCGCGAACCCGTTGTAATCGAGCGTGGCGGCGTTCGGGAATGTGATTCGCCACGCCTCGACGGTGTTGGTCGCGAGGTGCGTCGCGACGACGGCGTCATCTGCCAGGCCAAGGACGAGATTGTAGACGATCCCGACCTCGCCTGCATCGCTCAAACCGGGCTTGAACTCGCGGTGACGATCTGGACTGCCGAAGTGCGTGAAGTCGATGCTGTCGCGCGCGAGCTCGGGCAGCGTAAGTTCGGTGATCTCGGCGAACGGCACGTAGGTGCTGGGGCCGGTCTTTTTGCTGATGATAGTCGCGAAGCCGATGTCGGTCGCGGGAACGGTAGCTGCCATGGTGTCCTCCTGTTGCGCCGGAGCGCCTTGTCGTCGGTTGGTGGCGATCAGGTCGCCGGGGTTTCGGTTTCCGTCTGAGCAGCCTCCTGAGCTGGGGCGGGGGCGGATGCTGGCGGAACGGGTGCGGTCGCCGGCTTCGAGCGCTTCGGCTTCGACGGCTGCTTGGCCGTTGCGTCGATTTCGGTAGCGATGCGAAGGCCGACCAGCTGCGCACCGCGTTCGGCTGTGACGGTCATCTTGGTGCCGGCGACGACGTGGCGATCCGTTTCGTCTGCCGCCTCCAGATCGTTGAAGTCCTGCGTGATTTCGATGCGCATGATTCTGCTCCTGCTCAGTTTGCGTGCCAGACGAGCACGTCGATGGATTGACGAAAGATCGGGCCTTGGGCGTCGGTGTCATCGCCGGTCCGGCGCCCGAGAATGAAGGTCCGCAGGCGGACTTCGCGGACAGTGCCGCGGAAGCCGACGAGCGCGCCGCCTTCGCCTGCGATCGTGTCCGCGGCGTCGCGCGCCGCCTTGTACGTGCGGCCCCAGACGTCGACCTGCACGCGCGACCGGGTCCAGCCGCTTGCGCCGGTCATCGTCATGCCGGGTATGCCCGTCACGCCGAACAGTGCGACGCCCGGTAATGCAGACCCCTGCGGTCGCAGTCCCCAGTCGACACGGGTATCGACGAGCGCTTTCAGCGCCACTGTTTCCAGCAGCTTGGCTCGCAGCGCCTCTTCCATGGTTCAGCCCTTCTTGGCGGCGTCGAGGATTGCGCCGATCCCCGCTGCCCCGATCCGGCGCAGCGTCTGATCGACGCGGCTATCGAACGGCGGGCGGATGAACGGATGCGGCGCTTGGTGGTAGTTGCCGAACTCCTCCTGCACCGCCTGGACGAGCGGGCCGGGGCCGGCGTAGACTTCGATGTCGGCGATCGGCGTGTTGATTGCGGCCTGATGCGGCGACAGTTCGGTGCTGACCGTGACGCTGTCCGCCATCTTGCCTGACGCCCGCGCCGCCAAGCCACGCATCTCGCTCGCCATCGGTTTTAGTTCGTCACTGATGATCGGTACGAGTGTTTCTCGCTTCAGGGCCTCGCTCATGGCGAGCACCTTGCGACGAATGTCCTTCGTGCCCTCGATCCGGACACGCATCTTCACGACGCCTGATCCGGCTGCGTCGAGGCGGTGATTTCGATACCAACGCCGCGCCCGCCGTATTCCTTCGTTCCGGTCACGCGATAACGCGCGCCTTCACAGACAAGCTCGAACTTGCCATCGATCTCGCGGGTGAGGCTATCCGACCTGACGATGAACCTAGTCGTGAGTTCCTGCCCTTGTGCCGACGCACGCACGCGCTCGGCATCGCCGATGTCGGTCTTCTTCGCCCACCGCTTGCCAACTTCGGCCATGGGTCCAAGGACGGACGCGACGCCGTCATC